TCTCTCTAAACTCAGCATCAATATCAAATGAGTCAAGGAACTTTTCTACCCCCTCAAAACCTAATACACCAGCTACCCAGCTTACAAAGTCCTTGATAAGCTCAAGCGGCATTGTAATGAACCCACTGATCAACTCTTTAGCAGTGTTCTTTATAGTGATAAGCAACTTTTCAAAAAACCCCATCTCATCGCTGAACTCTCCAAATGAAGTAAAGATTCCCTTTACGGTAGCAATGATAGCAGTGATAGGTACTGCAATCTTAGATGCAAGAGCGAACACCTTTCCAAACAATGATCCTAAACGTCCAAACATACTTCCAATCCTGGAAAGCATTCCACCACCTTGACCACCTCCCAGTGCCTTTACTGCGTCCATGATAGGTCTCATGTCAAACACTGACGCTATCGATGCCCCAATAGTTTTCAGAACGCTCCCAACTTTGGTGAGCACTTTACCTATCTTATTCTCAGTAAAGAATGATGTGATTGCTTTACCAGCATTGACAATTCCTTGTGGCATACTAGGCTTTGGTAGTCCATCTAGAAACATCTTGATCTGACTTATAGATCCCGAAGCAAAGCTTCTTATGGCATTTGGGATAGCTTTGAGAGCTTTCGCTATTCCCTCAGCAAGCTTAGGATCAAACTTACCGAAGGTTATTACTTTTATCAAGTTGTTAATGATTCCTACTGCGTAACCAGATATAGCAGCACCTATGCCTGTCAGTAAGCCAGCGATACCTAGACCTTTAAAGAAGCCACCTTGATCATCAGTAGTCGGTGTATCTAGCGGCCGCTCTGTTGTGGTTTTAACAGGAGCAGTAAACCCACTGCCTCGAGCTTCGTTCAGTCTTTCAGCCTCAGCTCTTCTAGCGTTCTTCAAATCTTCCCGAGCTCGATCGAATCGATTTTGCTCGTCTTCGAAGTATTGGAACATTCCATCTTTCAAATGTCCAATAGAGTCCTTTATCTCTAGAAGGCAGTCGACCATATACTCTTGCCAAGTTTGTTCAGCAACCATCAGGCTTCTTGTCTCGAGACTTTCGGACTGTAACGTTTCTATTAGTGTCTGTATGTTACTCATTGCTTATTCTCTAACCTTTGTTTCTCTTCTTCTAGGTAAGCTATTAGGTACGCAACATATATTTGTCTCTCAAATGGTATCATTGTATCAAGATCGTTCAGGCTATAATTGTGGTGCTGCATCAGTGAAAAGTTGATGTGGTAATGGTTAGCCAGTGAATCATAACCGAACGCTACGTAAAAAAACTACTGAGGCCCTCCACAGTGACACTATCTTCTTCTCCACACTTTGGACATTTCCAAGTAATGGTGTGGGTGAGTTTAGGTACGTCTGTGAAGAACTTTTGAACTTTAGCAAACTGTTGTTGGTTTAGTCCCTCAATGAACTGAACGATCTCGTCCTGAGTAAACGTGTCATATACGTTCTCGTCATCGTAGATACATTCAACACAATCACTGATCAGAGTAAGCACAGTGTTGAAATCCATATCCTGACTATCAACCATAGTTGAGTGTTTGATACCAGGATGGCTTAGTTTGATACCAACACTGTCAGTAAGTTGAATCTTGTTGTCGTAATCTTCAGGGAACTGTACTTGTATGGAATCGATATCTATTGATACTTCAGTCGCATGCTTACATTCACTGTCTGGATCTGAGTGTCTTAACTTGAGATCGATGCTCTCACCAACAGACTTACCTCTCAGCTTTAAGAAAAGGTACTCGACATCATACATTGATAATGATGATACGTCGAAGTCTTCAGACAGAACACAAGCACCAATGATGTTCTGTACAGCATTGGTCATCTCTCGCGTGTCACCACCCTGCAAAGCCATGAATAGAATCTTCTCTTCCTTCACCAAGAAAGGACGGAACTTAATCCTCTGGTTGGACGATGGAATGCTAGTTTCAAACTCAGGGGTGTTTAATAAAGGTAACGCCATAATTAACTCCTCAATTATGATTCATAAAAATATCGATATTGCAATGATACAGTGAAGGTTAGAAGTTCGCTGGACTGATAGCTATAGGACAACTCGCCTACGTTCTTAGGATACACTTCCAACAATTTAATTTCGTTGGACTCGTTGCCTTTTTCGTCATACTGCTTGATAGTTACGTCCTTTATGTAGCTGTGGTAGTAACCTGGAGCGAAGTCCGACTCTCTAGCAGCTCCGCTTCGTCCTCTATGCCTTCCTACTACTTCATCCTGCCACTCACTAAAGAACTTACGCTCAGAGTGATCAGGTCCACAGTAGATCTGAGCGCCCACTGGTGAGAATAAAGTACCATACCCTATCTCCTGTGCGGCTCCGTACACTCCAGATGGAGTAGAAGCAATCCCTCGACCAGGTGCTGTTATACTGATTGTCCTAAAAGCAAGCTCTTTGTTGCCATCAACAATCATCTCATAGTGAGACGATCTAGCAATACCCCGGCTGAGATCTCCTTTGATCTCTTGTAAGTTGAAAGCCATTACTGTAATGCTCCTAGAGAGTCCTTGTGTACTCTTGACATAGACGCCTTCTCGAACTTCTGCAACGGAAGAAACAATGCGATGTCCCACTCTACTGGTTCTATCTTTAAGAACCTAGACTTGACGTGTCCAGCGAGATACCTTTTGAATGTTGGTTTGAATGCTTTGTACTTTGATGCACTCTTTAGAATGTTATAGTTAAGCCGTAGCCTTGTCTTGTCATTGTATCTCTGATCAGACACAGTCTCATACAAAGCATCCATCAGTACAGCACGGTGCCTCAGAGGCAAGTAATGCATGTTTAAACCGACGAAACCTTTCTCTGCCTCATCTACCGGCAGCACCAGAGGAAACCTGTCATAGTACGGTAGAGACTTCTTATGCTTGGGATCGTACGCGAACAGAAACATCCCACCAGCTTCTGGCTTAGCAACATAGTTATCACCTGATGTGATCAGTCTTGATGCGCTAGCATTAGTCCCCTTAGCTTTGTC